AAACCGATGAACCCGGACGAGGCGGCCATGGCCCGCGGCTGGTCAACTTGCGGTATTTCGAGCAGCGGTTTCTGAAGGTTGTTTACTATGACGATTAAGGTCTACAACAGCATCATGCCGGGTGAACCGGCCGAGACTTACGATCGGTCGGGCTTAACCGTTGAGGCTTTCGTCAAATCCTTCACGCCGAATTACCGACGCGGTGATTCTCAGCCGATTTCCTGCATGATTAACGGCGCCATCGTGAAGCCGATGGACTGGGCTGATGCTGTTATCGGTGAAAGCGATGTTGTGGAGTTACGCCCGGTTCCCTATGGCGATGTAGTCGACGCCCTGGCCATTGTGTTCCCCACAGTATTTGGACCTATTGCCGGCCCTCAGCTGGCGATCGAGGCTCTGATAGACATTCCCGGCCAGCAAGGCGGCCAGGGATCTCAGGGCAGCCAGTTAAATCCCGCTGACGCCAGGGCTAATATCGCACGGCTCGGACAGGGCATTCCCGAGGGTTTCGGCTATTACATCCGTTACCCCGACTACCTGAACCAGCCCCGAACCTTTTACCAGGACCGGAAAACGCAGGTGATTCGCCTGCTGCTTTCTGTTGGTGTGGGCGAATACGAGATTGATCCGGACTCCGTGAAAATTGGTGAGACGCCGATCAATGAACTGAACAACGCGGACTTCACCATCTATGGGCCCGGCGCGGATCTTTCCGGCGTCCCGAACCATGAGAACTGGTTTCAATCGCCCGAAGTTGGCGGCACGCAGGGCAGCGCTGGCATCCGGTTGAAGGGCGTCACCTATGACCAGCGCACGTATTTTGGGTCAGGCACGGCATCAGGCGACGCGATAACCGGCATTTCAGTTGGCGAGTTGTGGGAGCCCGGCATCGTTGGGTCTATAAAAATGACCCAGTCGATAACCATCACAGACCCGGGCATCAGTGCGGCGCTTATCTTCAATGGCAATTTTCAGCACCTTGCCGCTGGCATGACCGTCAACATCGAATCCAATGTCGACGTGAATGGCACCTACGTTGTTTCAACAATCAACGCAGCCAAAGATGAGATCGAGCTGGAGACAACCGGCGGGGATCCTGTAACGGATTCATCCGGCCTTTCCGGTGCCATGTCTATCGACAAAGCCGGTACTCAGTACGCACTGATATCGATTCCCGGCGATACAGAGATTCAGGTTGAGCGCCAGCTGGCGGACGGTTCACCTGATGCCGACTGGGATGGGAACCTGCCCTCAGCTTCTGTGACTCTGGAGATTGTTTGGAGCGCTGAAGAATTCACCGGCAACAGAGCTGGACCATTCGTTGTGTGTCCGGATGGGGAAACCACCGAAACGATTGAGGTCGATCTTTTCGCTTCGTCCGGTTTGGGCGTGGTTGACGGTGAGTCCATAAACGCCAGAAGCCGGGACATTCGGATCGAATATCGCGAAGTTGGCGCCACGACCTGGCAGGAACAAATTGAGACGGTCAGCGGTAGCACCCGCGATCAGCTCGGCTGGACGTTTACCGTCAACCTGCCCTCAGCCATCAGGCCCGAGATACGGGTGAGCCGTCTCGGAGCGGAGGATGTTTCGGTCACCTCCCTGGATCGGCTGGACTTCACGGCGCTGCGCTGCAAATTACCAACGGTAACGAGTTACGAAGGCATTACCACGATGGCCGTGGATATTGTCGGCTCTGATGAGATTGCCAGCAGCTCCAACAACAAGATCAACCTGGAATTCACACGCAAGTTGCCAACCATAAGCGACGGTGAATTCACATCGAACGCGGCAACCAGGAGCATCAGCGCAGCTGCCTGCTATGTCGCTAAGTCACTCGGATATGCAGACGACCGGATCAATCTGGATGAAATGGAACGATACGAGGAAATCTGGACGCCTCGCGGTGACACCTTTGACTATGTGTTCTCAGATGGCACCGCCAAAGATGCGATCGACACGATTCTGAGGGCCGGCTTTGCCGAAATGACCCTGGAAAATGGCGTCATTACCCCAGTCCGCGATCAGCCACGCGAAAAATTCGAAGACGGCTACAGCCCTGAGAACATGACAGCTCCCCTCCGTCGGCAGTTCCAGGGCAAGAAAGTGGATGAGCCAGATGGCGTAGAGGTGGAGTTCACCAAGGCCGGCACCTGGACAACGGAAACCATCCAGTGCCTTCTCCCGGGAGACCAGGCGATCAAGCTGGACAAAGTGAACCTCAAAGGCGTCACTGACCAAACGCGGGCCTGGCGAATCGGCATGAGGCGAAGAAGAGCTCAACGCTATCGCCGCTGGACGTACTCGTTTGAAACGGAGCTGGACGCCCTTAATAGCCAGTATCTGTCCTATGTCCCGCTCGTGGACGATATACCCGGCTACGGTAAGGCCTCGATTCTGCAATCCATCAGCGCTGATCGAATTGTGGTTTCCGAGCCGCTGGAGTTCGAGGAAGGCAAAACACACGTGGTTGCTTACCGCTCCGAATCTGGTGACGTGGTTGGTCCGCTTCCGGCAACGCCAGGCCCTGACAAATACACAGCGCTTGTCTCGATCCCGCAGCCCTGGCCAGCGGTCACTCCCTCGGACAGAGAGCCGACCCACATTTACTTCGGCACAACTGATCGCTGGAGCTTTCCGGCTCTGGTTACCGAAATAAGCCCGGGTGGCCCGTTATCTGTTGGCGTTACGGCGACCAACTACGATGACCGGGTATACGCTGACGACGACAACGCGCCTTTCGACTAACCACCAAACAACCACTTTCCACAGAGCCCGCCATTGAGCGGGCTTTTTTGTGCACGATTGAAGGAAATCATCATGCCCAAGCACAACACCGGTAACCCTGTAGGCTCTACCGACCCGCGTGATCTTTACGATAACGCCGAGAACCTGGATAAGGCGGTTAACTCCGAAGCTGACACCTTTCAGGATCGGATGGGCAAGAGTCGGCTGACATGGGCAGGCATTGTTAGAGCTGGTAGCGGTGACCCGGCCATTGCGGTCGATGCCGCAGCTAGAGCGGAGTCCGCGGCGTCAAGCGTGGAACAGAATGCCGAGCAGATAGCGCAGGATGCTGCGCAGCAGGCTGCTTCGGAGGTAATAGCTGGCGTAGATGGGCAGGTCGCTGTGGCGGAAAGTGCTGCCGACCGCGCCGAGACGGCACGCGATGCCGCATTTGTCAACGCCGACGTCTACGCCGACACGACAACGGGACTCTCCGCGACCTCGGACGGCGAGCAATTCCAGGTTGCCGACGGGCTGACCATCCGGCGCTATCGCAATGATTCGGGCGTAGCGACAGAGGTGGCAGCCTACCCTTCGGCCTCGATTGATAGCCTGGCGGTGAACGTTGGAAAGCCCTTTCCTTTGAAGCCGATGGTCCGTGACGGGGTGCTTTCCAGCGCCGGCGGTCGTAACTACAACGACTTCTTGCTTGATGCTCGGGTCGAGGGGCCATCAAAAAGCATCGAGGGATATTATTTTCGAATCGCCTACTTCCAGAACGATGTATCTGTCGGGGGCACGCAGGACAAGGGCGTGATGATCCAGCGCCTGCCTATCGCCACCTACAGCACGGCGTCAGAGCCGGAGATAATCCACCACTACGTAGATACCCCGATTGAGTTCGCCAGAAACTCCGGGGTGCAGACGGTGACCATCCACCCCGAGCGGACGCCTGAACCGATCTCCATCCAACTCACCATTGATACGGACAAGGTCTATCCGGCAGGCGAGTTTATCGACTCACGAGATCCGGGCGAATACTCGGGCTCTTGGATCATAGATACCTCTTGCTATGTCGTTAATGAGCCGGTGGGGTACGACGCCCTAACGGTAAATCGCGGCAAGCCGTACCCGCTGACACAGATCACGCTCGGCGGCGTCACGTCTGACGAGAATAAAGGGTGGTCCGACCTGATACTGGCTGCCGAAGTCATCGGGGCAGGACGAGACAAGTTGTACCAGTTGGGGTTCTACCAGAATGGAGCGGTTATCGGTGAGCCGGGTTACGGGTGGGTCATCCGGGAGCACGATGCCAGCGACCCTGATAACGTCGTCGAGGGTCCGCGGATTGAGAACCGAGACCTGCTTGAGGAGCTAATCGACCGGGCGGGGGGCATACAGACGATACGCATCGTCCCGACCCAGCGCCCGGAGATGGAGTTCAAGCTGACCGTCGACGCCGACCAGCTACCCCCAGATGGAGTTAGTATCAACTCCAACGGTGATATTCGTGACGGTTGGAGCTGGGTCATAGACCCCAGCTGCTACACGTACTCTCAGCCGGTTTCGGTAACCTTCGAATCACAGGCGGGTGTTGCCTGGGAGGTATCCGGTGGCGACATAGTGGTCAGCTACCCCTCAAACGGTCACTACTACCGGATCACGTTCGGACCCAACGGGTTCAACAACCTCCCCAACTTCAAAAAGGTGGAGACTTCGAGCGATGGAGTTTCCTGGGCAATCCTGACGAACACCACGACAGACTGGCTGCCGCCGATCCAGCTGGAGGCCGTCAACAATGGCGACGGAGGCACGAGCATATACACCGGGGGCAACCACGGATCATCTGGCGGGGCGGGTGGTGATCAAACTGCCCGTAATATCCACTTCGTTGTGGCGCCCGATGGCCGCCCGGTGACGTCGGACGCCGCCGGTCAGGCCGCCGAAGTGGTGGTAACGGTCGTCAATGAGGTGATGGCGTATAACACCATCACGCTTGGGCGGTACGTGCTCAGGGAGACGTTCAAGCTGTCCTTCTATGCCGGTGGGTGCTCGGTGACTGCGGTGCGTGTTCCTTACGAGGCGCTCACGCTGGGCAATGACAACGGGCTTCAGGCCACGACCGATGCGTTCCAAAATTCCGGCACCTACATGATCTATGGTGGTCAGCAGGGTCGCGTCGTCTTCGATGAGAATCGCCTGGGCGCGGGATCGGCATCTGAGTACCCGGATGCCTGGGCCACGGTATTTCAGGAAGCATCGGCGGGGCAGTTTGCCGTCTGGATGGACCGCGAATA